GAGGAGATTATTGTCTTCAAACCCCGCCAGCCGCAGCGATATCCCCATCAGGTCCACAGTGCGGCAGCCAGCAAAGCACAGGATGTAAGCCCCGGGCTTCATCACCCGCAAGACCTCGCGCCACACCGAGGGCGGCGGCACTTTGTCCCAGCCCTTCCCCATAAAGCCCTTGGTCTGCCACTCAGAACCGTCTTCCCCTTCCAACCAGGCCCGTAGTAGGCCAGGCAAGTCCTTGATTTCGTTAAGGCCATAAGGCGGGTCTGTTACGACCGCGTCAATAAAGTTATCGGGGAAGCTTCGCAAGACTTCCAGGCAGTCCCCGCAGATGATCCGATCAACTTCCATTATAGTCTCTCACCGCACAGGCGCGGGGATCAGATTCATAGAACAACGGCATCGTGGATGCAAAGGAGGAGAAACTACTCCACCCGGAAAAGTTTCATCCAACTTGACTCGTACTCCATCTAATTGACTACATCGGAGACATGTTCTTTCATCGAACGCCGTTACCCATTCCTTCTCGGATTCTTTTCCAATCAGCCTCGCACTTACCGCCCGATTCCACGCTCCCAAACGCCCATGGTTCTCAGCAGCGATCGTTTCCGTTCTCGCTATCGTCTCGGCCCTCTCCCGGATGTACCTGTTCGCCAGCCTCTGCGTCAATTCCCTCGCCCTTTTCTGCATGACTCCTTGATCCAGAAGCTTAGAGTAGTACCGTTCGATGGCTCGCATCTGACGCGCATTGGGCCCGATCATCGACCTGATACGCCGAGCAGCCACAAGCGGATTTTCGCCTCGCTCTAACGCCTGATCTAGAGCGACTTTGATGCCCTCAATCGTCTCGGAGGACAGGTCCTTCACTCGGCTAAGCCCGTATTTCTTTAGCCAAGCGCGGACCCAGGAGTCTCCAGGAACCAAGCGCCGATCCCAACCCCAGTAGACAACCTCCCGGTTGGCGTGGTAAAGGAAGTGCGGGTCGAACACCTTCCATGCCCCGAGCAGGGCCGCGGTCACGATGCCCGCCTTCTCGAGTTTTTTGATGAATTTGTTCGGCCTTTCTTCTTCCAGGGCTTCCTTGATGCCCTCGCTCTTGACCTTGCGCCGAACCTCCTCGAAGGCGTCCACGAAGGCTTCGCGGGCTTCTTTAACTGAGACCTTGCGCCCTCTGAGATCTTGCTTGATCATTACTCCCATATCTGATCCTCTGTAAAATTGATAGATTTAAGAAAAGCTTCCAGCTCTGGTTCCCCCTTGTCAGCTAAGAACTGGAAACCGGTTCCGGGCTTTTGTCCAGCTGGATTCCAAGCTCCAATGCCCAGTCTCCGTTCCCACCTGAGTAATTCTCGCCAGAGACCAGGGTACCATCGGCGCAAAGCCGCGTAACCCAATGGACGTTGGCCAGGACACATCCAACATGCCGTGCGAGGAAACCCCAACCGATATCCCCGCCATTGAAGGACGCCCGATTCCCCAAGAACCTTAGCGATGTCCTTCCGACTCCAGGAGTATAGGGGAGAATATGTGTCAATTCCTCGATATCGTTCTGCCGGCTTCTTTTGTGATCTTGCTGCTTTTTGATGACGGGTACCTCCCCATATATACAATGTCTCTGTTAGATCACCTAACTCTTTAACGGCGGAATCCAGTGCCGGATGCAACATCTCGCCCTGACACCATGGAAAATGAAAATGCGGCCAGCCTTTTCTGTCTAATAACTCCCAGAAATCTTTCCGAGGTTTCACTACCGTCAGCTCTAAGCCCAGGGATCGGCAAACTGCGCGTGCATGTTCAGATGCTGCTGGGTATCCGACTCCCATATCACAGTAGATCGGGTAGACCTCCCGGCCTCCAGCATTAGCCACGGCCCAGAGCAAAGCCACAGTCGAATCCCGCCCGCCCGAAAAAGCCACAGCTATGCGCGTTTTGCCATCCAATAGCTGCTTTTCTTGCTCTGTAGCCTCTAATCTGCCTGGAACGTTCAGCTCAACGGACTCACTTTCCTCCGCCTTCTCTGTTGCCTCCAAAGACTCTAGAACGTTTTCAAACCCAAAATCTTCCAAATCCAGGTCCACATCCGACAATGAAATTTCCCCTATCAAATCCTTCAGCACTTCAAAATCCCATTCCGCTAAAAGAGCCGTCTGATTGTCTGCCAATGCCAACGCTTTGCGACGGGGATCGTCCGGAGAAAGATCATCACGCACGACTACGACTAACGCATCTCCTCTGGTGTGAATGAACTTCAAAGGCAGCCCCAGCTCTTGTGCTTTTTTAAAGACTGCATTTCCGCCTATGATCGTGCCTTCCCTATCTACAACTATCGATCTCCCCGCGCCCAAGTCCCTCAAACTTCTTGCGATCGCTGCCAGATTTTCCGGCGTGTGCTTCCGAGCGTTTCGGGGATCTATTACAACGTCCACGCCCATCTCCTTTCGATCAGACCCTCCGCTCCTAAAGAAGTCGTCTCGGAGGAAAGGAGGCTGGAGCGGAGGGCCATCTCATGCTACCGTCTTCTTCACCGGGAGCCCCACTTGCGCCCGCAGGGCGTTCTCCAGATCCTCGTCCGGGAACAGCTCCGCGCCCGCCCTCGCTAGGGCGTCGATCAACTTCGTCACCTCGTCGAGGTCAGGCACGCGCGGAAGCCGAGCCACCAGCTTGGGCGGATTGTCGATGCCAAAGTCATTAAATTCGAACAATTGACGCACTGCCTTCGCGTTGATTGTATCCGCGATGGAGTCCAGCCAGGCTATGAGCGCGGTCTCGAACACGGTGCGCTTCTCCCTGGCCAGAGCGTAGGAGCCCTTGCTCTCCAAGCCAAGCAAAACGAAATCCGCCAAGACGGTCTGCGCTATGGCGTGATCGTATCGCTGGATGATTTCCGAGGTCTCAAATTGCTTACTGCCTGCGGATGAAACAAGCTCCAGACGCATGAGCTCCCGGGGACCCCCTTCGGCGTACGGGTCCATCGGCAAGAGCAAGCCCGCTTCCTCGTCTTGGCGAATGTTCTCAACCAAGTCTTGCAACCATGCTCTGTCCTTTTCTTTGTCGGGGTCGGTCAAGTAGTCATAAGGTACGTACAGAACAGGCAATCCGGCAAGATCCCGTTCTGCTCCGATCCCTTCTAAAATCTGCAGATTTTTCTTGAAATACCATGACAAATAGCAATTGCGAAGTATACTGCGACCCTCAGGATTTCCTTTATGTGCTTCAGTTCTGAACAGAAGGAATTTATCTGCTGGAATATATCTCTGCTTATAATCAGGCGGAGCCACTTGCCACAACCCCTTAAGGTGCCCAGAGGAATCCATGTCCCACCTATCGATCGTTTCCTGCGCCCGGATCGAAAAGTCCCGCCATCCTATCCGTTTGTCGCTGTATTTGGAACGGCCCGATGGAGGAGCGTCAGGACCTTCCCGAACCTTCCACAGGATCTCGAACACCGCGAACCCGTAGACGAGAAAACTTTGGACCTCAGAGATGAACTCAGTCCAAGGCGTCTCCATGTCATACATGCATTGCTCAAGGAAATCGGCAGCCTCCCTGTCTGCCCTGGAGTCCCCGCCCGGCTCAACGGACCACTGAGCGCCCCTCAAGATGTGAGAGATGGCAAAGAGAATGGAGCCGACAGTCGAGTCATTGTCCCGCATCTCGCGCCAGACTTTCCGACCCTTCTTTCCTTGGAGCTCAGAAAGCCACTCCTCGCGCAAGATGCCAGACCAGATCGAAAGACCTGGCACTCCCAGACTCTTGAAATCCGGCTCCTTCTTCTCAGCCATCACTCACCCTTCGCCGCCGCCAGCGAACTCCTCAAGAAGTCTTTGATCAATTCGAATGCCTGCGACTCAGTGAAGCCCGCGTCCTTTAAGGCGTCGAATAGACAGCGAAGCACGCGAGCAAACTTGCCCAAGTTCTCCTCAAACTCAGACCCTTCGCCAAACGGCCATATCCTCTCGTCTGTCATGATCTCTCCTCCCTATCCTAACGCTACTGTCAAGACAAGCAAGTGAATTGGCTCGCATTCGTGCCAGCCTTCGCCAGTACCAGCTGGTCACGATACGGCTTATGAACTCCAAAGGATAGAACACCAAGTAATCAATCATCCTTTTCTCCTAAACCCGAGCTTCGCGAGAAGCTCCTCCAGCTTCCCCTTCTCTTCATCGGTGAGCCGCGTTTCGCCACCTTCCACGATGTACGTCTCAAAGATCGCATTGATGACTTCTCCCAAAGGATGGCGACCTTTCAGCGATTCACGCCTAAAGAACAGAGGCTCGTGCCACACCTCTTCCCAATGAGGCAAAAGCTCGATGTCCTCTGCAACCGACTTGAGGCACGCCTCCAGTTCCTTGCCGAATTCTTCCCTCGCTTTGGCATAAGCAGCAAACCTCGCCTGCATTCGCTGCCACGCTGTTTTAAGATCTCTCATCGGCCATCCCTCCCTGAAAGTCTATCCTCTGCCTCTCCGGCACAAAGTAGCGCTCACAATTTGGACAATACGCATAGTTTTCAAAGCCTCCTATCACAATCATAATCCGCCCACAATGAGGACACCGATAATTGCCTTTCAGCTTCGCTTCAACCCATTTCTCTATTCTGACGTCAATATTTCTTTCTTCCTCTGGCATCTCTCACTCCTTTAGGTCTTCCAGTTTTTCAGTCCGACCGCTATGCCCAGATCTTCGCGCAAGAGCTGTACCCATCTTTCATAGCAATGAAAGCATAAGTGAATGACAGTGCCACCTTCGATCTTGCTCAAATCACCAAGCTTTCCATGGCCATAACGATATATGTGCACTTCATAAGCTTGTCCTTCCGGTTCCAGGGTCTTCTCGCATCCATCACACTTGTACACTAACATCGTTTCACCTCCAGCTCATCCCCGGACGCAAGCCTTGAGGCGTGTGTCCATCCCTCTCCATGCCGATTTCAAGTTCTGCATTCTCCCTCCTAATCGTCCGAAACGCTCAGGATCGGCTCCCAGAATGGACAGTCCACTCCGTCGCTCTCAAGAATATACCGCGCTCGATGATAAATCTTAGGCACTTGGACATACTTCGAGCAAGTTCCGATCCGCTCGCCGTCCTCAGACTCTCTCCACGCAAAGCCTTCGCAGGGAGCCCAGTAAGCACATGTCCCGCAACGGATCTTCACGATCGCGCCTTCACGGAGCGGGATTCTCAAAGTCACCTCCTCAAACGTAGGGCCCCATGTGCACTCTGACCGGGAACGTTGAAAGCGCGTCCCCGGCCTCCGACAAGATAAAGGCTACCACCTTCGCGACCTGCTCGGGTTGCATTATCTTGGACTGGTCCTCTTCAGGCGCGATCTTGCGTCTCAAAGGTGTAGCCACTCGCCCAGGACAGAGATTGTAGATCCGAATCCCGTATTCGATGAGCTCCTCAGCAGCCGAAAGGGCAAGGGAGTTTAGGGCAGCCTTCGAAGCAGCGTAAGCGGCCAAGCCCGGCGAAGCTCTCAAGCTCGTGGAAGACGAGAACAAGACGATCTTCCCGCCTTGCGGAAGGATCTTCCGAGCGTGCCTGAGCAAAAGGTAGGGTCCCCAGAAATTGATCGAGAAAGTCCTGAGCGCTTGTTCTCTGCTCACCTCCTCGAGTTTGCCAGGGTAGACCACGCCGGCCGTCCAGATAGCCGCCTCGAATGGTTCCACTGGATCCTCAAACGAAGCAAGGAGGGTGTCCGTTTGGGCCGGATCACTGAAATCGCACCAAAAGATCTTTGCTCCATAAAACTTTTCCAATTCAATCGCTTGCGGTGCATTCGCATTGTAAGTCGCGACAACCTTATCTCCTCTGCTTGCAAGCTCCTTCACTATCGCGCTTCCTATCCCTCCGCACCCGATCACCAGGACCTTCATCTCTTTGCCTCCACCTTTCGGTCCCGCAACCGCATCAGCTCCCTGGCCGCGACCGCGCCCGAGCGTCCCCGGAGTTCCGATGGAAGTATACCCTCCATGAACTCCTCCACGCCAGTCCCTAGCTTGCCCGTTGTCCAAACTTCTCTGATCAAGTCAATCAGCTCCTCCTCTGAGTTGGCGTGCCATCCCAAGCCTCGCTCGTAAATGATAGCCTCAAACGAACCAGGCCATTTCTTCAAGACAGCTTCTTTGACCAGCCAGTCGGGGAAGACCACCGGGATGCCAAAGGCCCAAGCCTCGTACAAAGTCGAGCCTGAATCGGCTATCACAACTCGAGCACTCGGCAAAACGTCTCTAAATAGACAGCCGGATGCGACAGGATGGAGAACAGTAAGGAAGGGAAACAGATCCTGGAGTCGAGCTAAGAGCTCCTCCGATAGCCTATCCGCAGAAGTGACGTTCGAAGTAGCCCCGTGGGTAGGGGCCCAGACTAGGAATCGAGGAGCTCGGGCGGTGTTCCAAACCACATCAAGGAGCGGATACCCAACTACTGAAATCTTGTCGGGCGGTGTCCCCAGGGTAATTAGTTTCTTCTTCCACGCCGGACCAGAAACTAGGATATGACCGTAATTCGTCATTTTATCAGCATTCCGCCAGTTCTTGTCAGCTAAGCCATGGGACATGAAAACGTCAGCCTTCGGAAAGACCTCCCATGACAGCGACACGTTTAAAGCAGTGGAAGAAGGTTCGTGAGCGATCTCGCCTCCTTCCAGATGCTCTAGGATCGGCTCGACGTGGGCCCGGTCCACGGTCTCGTAATTGCCCCTCCTCACGAGGAAGCGGATCTTAGCTGTTCCAGGCTCCGTCATCGCTATCACCTGCATCATCAATAACGTAGCACCCAAACCGATAGCCGGACCCATCCCATGTAAAGAGGCCTAGTTCGCCATTGACGGCGTGGAATTGCGGCGATGGAGGATCTTCGCGCCATCCGAACAAAGTGGTCAACTTCCGGCATGCTTGCCTCACTTCGCGGGCCGCCCGAATGCCACTGCACCTCCTGACCTTTCACTACTGAGCATCTCTCGAAGCTTCCATCAGATCTGGAAGAGATACAAAACGATGCTGGAGAGTCACGTAGCCTTCTGCGATGAGTTGGAGCAACGCGAACGCTGCAGCTGCTTTAATGTATTCTTTAGGAAAGGAAGTCTTCTCAAGCATGTGGTCTATCGCTATGTCTAACAACCGCGTATATCGTATTCGAGGACGCGCCCGGACCAAGTCTTGGAGGCAATCCAGCACTTCTCTCAGAAGTTCTACAGCCTGAGCTTCACTCAACTCCCGCGCTTCCGTGGAAAGCTTGCCCATGCTTCCCTCCTCATATCTCATTGTGTTCACCTCCTTTTCTACGTACTGCGTCTCTCAATCCCGATCGGCAAAGGCACCTCCTCCCTCGGCCGTTTCACCGCCGCGTAGGCTAACGCGTCGCGCCCTGCGGTCCCTAAATACGCTCGGCACGGCCGTCCCGCCATCATTATACATCATCATGCCCGCCTCCATGTACTCTGCCTGCTTACCCCCACCGGCAGCGGAATCTCCACTCTAGGCTTTTCGACTGCGGCATAAGCCAACGCAACCGCATCCCCCCAATCGGGCGAAGGAACGCCCCGTTTCCGCATCTGTTCTTTAGACTCCAACTTTATCCTCCCTGCCGACGTGTAGCTGTACTTCCGGCCGGTTAAGTCCCGCACGACGTTCCGGTCCTTGAAAACCGGGCCCCAAGCTTCTCCCTTTTGCAGCATCTCGGCCAAGTTCCACCACATCTCAGCAGACTTGTTTTCGAAACGCTCCCTCTCTATTGGTCTCCCACCAAACTCCACCCCGATGACGGGGTAGCCTTGCTCCTTCAATCGATCCACCACTCCCGCACCGACTCCGGTGACGTCCACCTTGATCAACTCGGCCTTAACCTTGCGCACAAAAGCGATCAACCGCCCGGCTGTCTCCATCGTGCTTCCCGGCGGACACTCTTGCAGCGCGAAAGCGCAGCCTCCCTTGCGCGCCGTGAACACGGTGTGATCCCCGCCGTAACGGGCAATGTCCGCACCCACTTCCACTCTTCCTTCTCCGGGCTCGCTCCTCAATCCCGCCTTTTCTACCCAAGACAGCGCAACCAAGACTTCCTCACTTCGTTCCGCGAATTCACCCAGGACCCATACTTTCCACTCCCAGGAATCTTCCCCATACCTTTGTCTAATTTCCTCTACGTCTTCCTTGGTCACAAGGCCAGAGACCGCTATCTTTCCCTCCACCACATTGGGACACTCCAAAGCGGAGATGCTCATCTTGGCGAAGCGCGGATCTCGGAACGCTTCGTAGAAAGGCCCTTCTGGGACCGTAGGGTTCCCAATCATGAGGAGGTAAGAAAACTGGCCGCGGAGAAGAGTCTGTAAAGCGGTCCACACATCCCACGAAAGCCCCTGAGCTTCGTCAACCACTACCAGAACATGCTCAGCGTGCAGGCCTTGCAAGTTCGCGGTCGCCCAATCAGGTACTGCAATCCCAGTCACGAGCACGTTTGGATCGGGCCGCCACGTAGTCTGGAGCGGCTCTTCTCCAAGCCTGTAACCTCGGTTAAATGCGGCCCGCCAGGTCTTTCGGATCTCTCGCCAGATGATGTCTCGCACTTGCCGGAATGTGGGTGCGGTAGTAACCACAACCGCGGGCCGGAAGTGGGTGGCGAACAAGACGACCGCTTGAGCCGCAGTCCAAGACTTGCCAACAGCGTTGGCCGATCTGACCACAAGACGTCGGGAACGGAGTAGTTCTTTCAGGATCTCCTCTTGACGAGACCATGGCTCAGCACCGGTAACTCGCTGGATCCAAGAAGCTGGATCCGCAAGATCGAGCACAGGATGGTCAACAGTGAGAGTCCCCATTCTCACTCCCCACAATCGTACCCGGCCCACTTCGCCCACTCGCGCGGAGCGGGCTTTCGCCCGATTTTCTCTTCTTCATCGATCGTTCGGTCAAGCGACTCCTTCTTAACCATCATCCTCTTTACCGTTCTGTCTTGACCACCACCGGCCAGCCCCACTCTTGCAGCCATGTCTCTAGGTAACCTCGCAAGGCATCCGCGTCCGGTGACGCCTCCTCAACATAGGCCACGTACACGGCCCCTCGCTGTTCAACATGCGTGCACTTCAGATCGCCCCAGTTAGCAGCCGCGCGCTCTAGGCCTGGGAATTGTTTCAGCCGATCTTCATCCACTTTGAAGACCGATGCTGCATCCGGCCTATACAAGGCACAGATCAGCCAGTTGCACAAGTCGCAGATCACATCCTCCGCCCTAGGACGGAAGTCTTTCGGATACCTTTCCCAATCCTCACGCTTCCACAGTAGGAAGTTCATCCCTCCTACCTTCGCTTCCTCAACCCGAGATCAGACCGCTTCTTAGCCACCGCGTTTCGATTTCGCACCTTCTCTCGCGCTCGGTTACAGGGCAACCCGCTTATCGCCCGGGCCAGTTCCTCATCGGTCATGTGCTGCCAGTTGGCCCGCAAGAATTCGATCTCCTCCTTGAGCCACATGTTCTTTTCGTCTCGCTTGCGACACGATAAAGCCTTCCTGGCTCGGTCCCTGAGCTCCCTCCACTTTTTGCCTTTCCTGAAACGTCGGGTTCGAAACAAGCTCCAGACATATTCCTCAGTGTCTCCGTACTTCTCTGCCAGCTTCTTCACTATCTCGGGACTTGGCTTAGCCCTGTAAGAATCCACTTCGCGGATCAGTTCCGCGAGCTCAGTCTGCTTCCAGAACGTCCCGTAAGCGGTATGAACTTTGACCAGCAACGCGCCCTCCCTCTCTCACGATAGCCCAACTTTCAGCTTGCGCGATTTGGCGAACTCCTCAACCATTTTGAGAAATTCCCTATCAGTTAATCTCTCTCTCACCTCCCCCTCGATCCAGAACGTGCTCTCCGACCTCTCGGTCGGTCCACCTTCCAGGAGCTCCAGCGCCTTGATAATGTCCGTCAATGCCTTAGGAGCCTGGTGGATGAACCGAAGTAATTCATTAGGCGAAAGCTCTTCCCACCTGCGAAGGATAGCCGCCTTTTCTTCCGGGCTCGCGTTCTTGGGCATGACCATGTGGGCGAGCGCGACTTGCCAGGCCTTCGTCAGTCCGTCGCGCAAGAATTTCAAGATTTCTCGTGACTTTTCTCGCGAATCCTCACTTCGGACTATGACTTGCTCTGTTTCTTGTCTCAGTTGCTTGCGGGTCTCTGCCAGCATCTTTTCAGTATGCTGGCGCCTTTTCTCCCGCCATTTTTCCTTTGCTGAATACTTATAAAGAGATTCAACAGGAACGCCGAGTTCCTTCGCCAGTTCCCGGATCGTAGGCTTCCTGGGATCCTCTATGTACCGCTGGCGAGCTATCTCAACTTGCGCTCGGTACTTCACCCAGGCCATCTCTCCTCCAGTCCTTTATATTAAAGGGAGAAGGCAAGCCATATTTTCGCTTGGTGACAAACTTTATCTTAGGCTCTGCCTTCTCCCATATCATGACCTAACTCCCTCTCAAGCGCTCAATAATCTCGTCCCAATTATGGGGCCTCCAAAGGTATACTTCCACGTTGCAGACCTTTTCCAGAGCATCCAGCCACATCCGCTGCTCGGGCCTCACACTTCCTTTCTCACTCTTTAGTTCCGCAAAAACCATTTGATTTCCCCGGACTAACACAAGATCGGGAAAGCCCTCCGGCGACCTACGCGAATCGTAAGTGTGGTAGGTCAACCAACCGCAAAGCTTCGCGAGGTCTCGCACCTGCTGCAAGAATTCCTTTTCGGTCATCGGTGTAACCTGCACAGTCTCCTCCTCAGTCGATAAGGAAAATACAAGATCCAGAACAACGTCCAAGCAGAGCTCGACAGCTTCCGCTCATAAGAATAGCCGGAAATTGCGGGTCTCACAAGCGTAAGCCCGCTCCACCAGGGCGCGAAATGATGCCTCCTTTCATCGCGAAGGCCCCAGGACATCAAAACGAAATCCTGGCCGACCTCGTCAGCTTCCCCGATCACTGGCTCGCCGCGGATCCAAGTCTGCACAAGCTCGCCAGGCTCAAACGGAACCTTCAGCTGGGATCCCCACCTCATCACTCACCTCCTTAAGGCATCCAAAGGCTTCTGCTGGCTCTCCTATCGCCCAAGGCCTTCGTACAAAGGAGCATTGCATAAAACGCCCGTCGCTCGCCACGGTGAAGAACTTGCGTCCCGCCGTGCAACACCCCACGGCCAGCCCGTCCAAACCGACCTTTATGCCCGGAGCCGCAAGCGCCCGCGCGAGGAACCAGGCTTTGTCGTAGTCTGCGGTGTGCTTGGGAGCGAGCAAGACGAGTGCGGCCTCGAAGGTCTTGCAGGCTTCCAGGATCGCCCCGAAGCGCGGCTTGTCTTGGTCCAGCATGATGAAGTTCACCATGCGCTGGATGCCCATCCGCTCGAGCAAAGCCAGGCCTTCCCGCAACACTTCCAAATCGCCGTGGTACGAAACCGACACAGCGTCCAAAGCGGAGACCAGGTCACCCTTAGCGCCCAAAAGGAGGCCATTCGTGGTAAGACTGACAGGCAGGCCGAGCCTGTGTATCGTTTCGACGATGACCCCGAGGCCGTCGTAGAGCAAAGGCTCGCCGCCTCCCAAGGTGAATTGCCTCGTGAGAGGCGCTAGCTCCTCCACAAGCGCCTGCCACTCGCCGACGGCGAGCTCGGTTCCGCTCTTAGAGTAGCAATAAGGACAGTCAAGCTGGCACCGCCCCGAGACTTCCAGATGAATCACGTCAAACTGGGGCACGGTCTCTCTTCCATTCCTCATAGTAATCAGTATGCCCTCCATCATAGGACTGCACTTCGATGCCGAGTTTCTCCTCCAGCCACTCGATGACAGGATAGCCCTGGGGTTGCGAGTGCTGATGGTAAAAGATGGCCCGGCGATCCCGGAGCCACAACCGAGCAGCATACATCTTTTCTTTACAAAGCTGGTCCCAGAACTCCTCCCAAGATCCAGTCTGAGCTAGGATCTGCGCTGCTCGTTCTTTCTCCTCCATCGTCGAAAAGACCCAGAACTCAAGCTCGTCTTCGGAGTCTTCATTTTTCAAAAGCGGGAACTCGTCAGCCGCAGCCAGAAGGATCTCAATTGGGTCAACATCCATCTCATCAAGCTCATCAAGCCAGAAAACCAGCTCCGAGCAATTAGGTTGAAGCCTCATCATTGCCTCCTTAACTAGCCAGCCGCAAGCCAGCCA